TATGATTTCCACTACCGTATGTGCAACTGAATGATAATGAATCGGTTGCTAATTGGATCATCCTTCCAGCAGGAAGTTGATGTGTTCCAATATTCATGGTTAAGTCACCAGATGCAACATCATAAGTTGCAGCAGAAACATTAAACTGTGCTCCTGGAGTATCATTAGTGATATTCCAATCAGCAATAATCACATCATCTGTATTTGTATCATCTAAATCACCTGTAATTGCTTGTTTTGTATAATGTGCTAAACGCTCATGAGCATAAGCAGATTGCCATGCTTGCAATCTGATATGTAATAATACATCATTATTACCAAGATAGAATCTACCACTTCTTATAGTATTTCTATTTCCACCATCTTCGAGATCTTCTGCGATTCCATCTAAAATTTGACCTAAATCAGTCTTACATCTTAAGGTACCTCCTCCTGCACCATCATCATTACGAGGCATATCAATTAATAGATCTGGATAACGATCTAACAAATCAAACGATGCTTTATCCACAATTGCACCTCTATTAAGGCGAATTAGATTTGCAGCATCTTTAAACCTATCCTTAGTCTTAAGATCAATTCTATTTGTGTAAATTGTATCAATATCACTAACATGTAAAGAAAGATCTATTGGTACTTCAATAAAGGCATCAACAGTAGCACCAAGATATTCATATGCTGGAGTTATCTTACTAACATATGCCAACCAATCTCCATTTGCAATTTGTGTTGCACTAATACCTTCAGAAAGTGTATCTTGTGCAATTGACATCAAACTATCAATTGTTGATTTAACATCAAGACAATCTGCAGTAGTGTAATTTAATACTGTTACAGCATTCTTAGCAGCAGATACAAATGTATGTGCATATCTCTCATCAATAGGTGATTGTCCAACATTAACTGTAATTGTTTTTGTTCCTACTGCTGTAATAGCAAGTACTGCATTTGCTGCAGGATCTGTAGCACGAGGATAAGCAGTTTCTAATGTATTGTCATCCTTATTACATGTGAATACAAATGATTCTGCTTTAAGTGAAACTGTATCAGAAGTAGTTAATGTATGAGTGCCAATATTAATTGTAAGATTACCAGTCGCAGCATCATACGCAGCAGCCTTAGGTGTAATCTTACTAAGTGTGGTATATGTAGATAATTGTCTTTCTAATCCACGAGGCTCAAAAGAAACAAATGTATGAGCATCAGTGTTAGTTGAAGGTACACTACCATTAAGAGTATCTAATACTTGAATATCAAACGTATTGGTTTGGATATTAGAAATTTCTATAAACTTACCACTAATAGGATCAGTTGATCTAGGATATGTCTTCTCAGCATCAGGGCCTGAAGCACCACCAAATGCACAACTCATCTTCAATGCATTATCATGCATCATGACTTTAGTGCCAGCAGTAAATCCATGATCATTAAGTGTAAGAGTTACAATACCTGTTGATGGATCATATGTAGCACCAGTTGGTGTATGGAATGTTGTAGATAATGAATTTGTTAGAGATGCATCAGTAGTTTGAGTCAACCCATGTGTTCCTGAAACATTAACCAATTGGTTAGTAACAACCTCTTGAGCTAACCTACTAATATGACCATAAGTTGTTAATAAGAAACTTTCTTCACCAGTAAATCTTGTTGTTGTAACTGGGTCTCCAGCAGTAGGAGGACCAGATCTATCAACATTAGCAGCAGCAAAGTCCCACATATGACTATTACTACCATTACGAAGGTCAGATGCAAGAGCATCAATACAATTTGAAACTTCTGTATCATACGCATTATCTCCAGCAACAGAAGCATAAGACCACATATATGCTCTACCAGCATAAATTGCACTACCAACTACATCACGAGAACTTGCAAGTACTCGACCTTCACCAGCAACTAGAGCAGTGTTACCTAAGTTACTATTAGTATTAGTTGACACATCATATAGTTTTTCTATAGGTCCTGTGGCATCCTGATTAAACATATAAATGCAACCACCTTCAGGTGCATTATCATCTGCACCGTATGCAGAAACAAATACCTTAGTACCAAGTCCAGCAACTTTTGCACCATAGTAATCATAACTACCAACTGAAGCAGGAATAAGTTTAGATATTGCAACACCAGCAATAGTATAAACATACATTGCACCAGCTGATGTTCCTCTATCATCATCGCCAGGAGCACCAACGTAGAATACGTTATTATCACCAACAGCAACACTCCAACCAAATAAATCAGCTAATTGACCATCAGAAGGGAAGACCTTAGTTTCTCCACTTCCATCATAATTGTAAATGTATACTGCTCCAGATGATTCTGCTTGTGGATCTTGCTGTGGAGCACCAACTATAATTTTATCGTTGGTTGTATCCATAGCAATTGACCATCCAAAGTAATCATTTTCAGCACCATCACTTGGTTCTATTTTAAGTTCACCTGTGCCATCAAGGTTATATACAAAAATCGCACCAGCTAGATCATTCGCACTATCAGATCCATAAGCACCAACCACAATCTTATCATCACCAACTGCAACTGCATAACCAAAGTTTCTACCTGCAGCACCTCCAGTTGGAGTTATCTTAACTTCATTTGTTCCATCAAGATCATAAACATAAACAGCACCAGATGAAAGACCGTTAGGATCTGCTTGTGGTGCTCCAACTACAATCTTATTACTACCTACAGCAACCGCATCACCAAATCTATCAAATGCCGAAGCATCACTAGCAACAACTTTAGTTTCAAAGGTACCATCAATATCATGTATATAAATGGATCCTATATCTAATGCTTGATTACTATCATCACCTCTATTACCAATTACAATCTTACCATTACCAACACCAATACCCCAACTAAAGTAATCATATGAAGTATAATCAGGAGCATTTAGTAATTTATATGTTGTATTATTCAATGCTTCTGGAAGACTTGGTTGAACTAACGCTTCAATCTCCTCTGATAGGAATGTCTTATTAGCTAATAGTAAATCAGCAGCATCCAAATAACGATGGGTATTACCAACAAATCCTTTTGGAAGAGCAACACCAACATTAACAGTAACTGTTGTTGAAGTTACAGAAGTAATTGCAATCTTCTTATTGAAGACAGGATCAGATGGTCTAGGATATGAATGCTCTGTAGCATGATCATCTTGCTCACAAGTGAAAGTAAGACTTATAGCAGCAATTTGAAGAGTATTAGAAGTTGTGTAACTATGTGATCCAATCTCTAATTCTAAATCACCTGTTCTTGAATTATACCAAGCATCAGTTACATTCTTTAACACATTACCTTGGTTGATCAATACAGCATTAGTTGCTGTGCCACCAACATATATGTGCTCTGAAATCTTACGAGAAGTTGCTAATATAGCATCATTATTGAAATCATGACCATTAGTCCAATCTTGCTCACCAGACCAATCATCAGTCCACTTCTCACCATCAGTACCATCAAAATGGAGAAGTAGTTTAGTATCTAAATCTCCCTGATGGAATCCTAATGGAGCAGTAAAGTTTGTAGTATAACGAGCAACAGATGAAATTCTTACTTCATCAATACTACCAATAAAACCATCACCAGGAACAATAGTAGCACCTATTCTAACTGGTTTTGTAGTACCATAATTATTTGTATCAGCATAATCACTACCATCTTGAGATCCATTAATAAACATTTTAGTTACACCACTAGATCTCGATATAGCAAAGTGGAACCAAGTATCTGAAGCTATAGATGCTGTCCCTGTAATTACAACAGATCCATTAACAAAATACTTAACATTACCGCCATCAAGATAGAGGTAAGGAGAAATTTCAGTGCCAGTAGTCCTAAAGTCAATTATAGCTTTTGCACCAGTTAAATTGTCAGGTCTAAACCATCCATCAATTGTAAAGTCGCCTGTGCCAAATCCAAACTCAGTAGAAGAATCGATATTTATATAATCTAAATCGGTAGATGCAACACCTACATCAACCGTAATTGTAGTCGCTGAAACCGCAGTGATAGCAAGGGTTTGACCAGCAACAGGATCAGTAGCACGAGGATATGTTTTTGCAGAAGTATGATTATCACCATCACACGTGAATGACAATCCACCAGTAGCAATTTGAATAGTGTTACTTGTAGTAAGACTATGACTGCCAATCTCAAGAACTAAATCACCAGTTACAGGATTGTAAGTAGTACCACTAGCAGCAGTGAATGGTCCACCAGCATCTGCTGTAATAGCATCATCAACACCACTTACCCATATATGAGTAGTAAATGCTTTACCAAGTAATAGTGAAGAATCACCATACTTCTTCTGAGATGTATCCAACTGAGCATCATCATGGAAAACAACGTGATGGAAGTCCTCACCAGATGGTTTTGATCTACCCATCTTACCAAGGTAAACAGTGCTTCTAGCACGGTTAAATCCTAATATTTCTGCCTTACTATTCTCAGATCTAATGATTTGACCTTTAGAGAAGAATCCATCACCTTGCTCATCTCTTAGAGATAGTTTTCTTACATATGCAGTATCATTGTTTAGGAATTCTCCATCATTATTTGAGTAATCTAACTTGTAGTTTCTTATTGTCTCACCTTCACTAAATCCACCAGCAATACCAACGTTAACTGTGATTGTAGTTGCTGTAACTGCACCAATTGCAATTAAGGTATTATAGCAAGGATCGGTTAATCTAGGATATGCATGAGTAGTAGCATTAGCATCTAAATCACAAGTAAAGGATAATTTACCTTCTCCAATTTTAACTGTATTGGAGGTTGTATAACTATGGTTTCCAATAGTCAATTCAAGTTCACCAGTTGTGCCATTATATGTTGCATCAGTTACATTCTTTGTAGAATCATCATTAAAGGTAAGAGCATTAGATGAAGTACCACCAACATAAGTATGAGCACCTGCAGCACCAGCTGGACTAATATATTTGATTATATAATTGTTAATAATCTCATTAGCAGGGAATTTATCGTTAAATGGATTAGCAGCCTCAAAATTATCATATTCTACAATATTAATCTGTGATTGAGATAAGTTATCTAAAATTATATTAGGATATGTCTGAGAAGTAATTCTGTTGAATAAAAGACCAAAGAAAGTTGATCCTTCAGAAATAGTAACTGTATCAACAAATTCACTAGTTACAGGGTCTTGGTAAGGTGTTGTTGATGTAATTCTTGCAACAACCTTAGATCCAGCAGCAATTATAATATCATTTAATTGAATATCAAATAATCCAGGTGTTGACTGATAAGTACCAAGTGTTTTACTTAATAGTAAACTATTAGTAACTTCAACTTCAGTACCATAAATTGGTGTACCTGCTAAATGTGCTGTAGCAGTAGTACCAGACTGACCTCTAAGCACTTCTAATGTAGTTGATTGTGCTCCATTAGTAACAGTCTGAATTGTTACAATCTCAGATGCTATTTGATATTGACTACCAACCGTAAAAGTACCATAAGGAAGAGCTGCTTCAACACCATCTGTTCTAATTTGGATAACATCAAATTGTATTGTGCTTATTCCAATTGAGAATCTAACATCTGCTATTGGAGTTTCTTGACCAGTTGCTAAGTTAATTCTTTCAACTTTTGCAGTATCACCATCAATATTTCTAATTGTCTCTCCAAATCTAAACAATCCAGTATTTACTTCATCAACAATAGTGATAAGTAAACCACTAAATGCAGTAGCACTACCTTCAATTATTTCATTGAGTTGGAATGTTCCTTGAGTTACAAATATAGTAACTGTATTACCTGCTGTTCCAACAACAGTAGATTCAGCATTTGAAGTTACACCCTTAAGAGTATCTCCAATATTAGGGAAAATACCAGATGCATTAGTTACAGTGAATACCTTAGTAGAAATCTGTTGAACTGTTACATCAACATACTTAACAGCAGCAACTGAATTTGGTGGCTCATTGAATACAATAGAGTCATTTAATACTTTAAAAGATTCTTCAGGAGTTTGGACAACACCGTTAAGAATAATCATCAACTGGTTTGAGTTGGCAATTACATTCTCACCTTCAATTGTTAGTGGGAATTGAGTTCTTTCACCATCAAATAAACCAGATATATTATCAACTCTTTGTACAACAGAGGTCAAGATATTCTCAGAAGAAGTCAATCTCTTCTGCCTGAATAATACCTCAGTATTATTGAATTCTTGGTATATTGGCTCACCTAGAGCAAAACTTTGAATATTTGGTACAACTGCATCTCTAGCCAATTCAACTGACTTAGTTAATTCAAAATCAGTTTCCTTATTAGTAATCTCTGCCTTATCCTGAATTTCTAATTGTCCAAATACTTTAAATGATGCAGGGTGGACATTCTTAATTACAGTATTCTTCCATTCTTCAATTGAAACAGAAGAGTTAACTGCATATGAGAAATCTTGATAATAGTAAGAGTCTTGAATCTTTTGAATAATTTCAGAAGGTTTACCAACATCATCAACAAATTGTCCTGTGGTTTTGGTAATAGGACCAATTTCCAAGACACCTTTAGCAATCTTAATATCACTAATAACACCAGAAGACTTAGAAATTGTTCCTGTTATCTTCTGACCATTATTAAAGAGACCATCATAATTAACAATCTTAACGATTCTAGATCCAATCTGCCAACCACTATTAGTTGATACATATCCAGTTGCAGTTGCATTTTCTAAAGTATCACCCTGATATAGCAATTCTCCTTCTAAGAAAGTAGAAGTAATAACATTTGCTTCAGCAGCACCACCAAATGAAGATGTTAATACTTGTTGACGACCAACACCTGGGTTAATAAATTGCATTGCATCACCCAATTCAGCATTAGATTCTGTAAGAGCAATTTTCATTTGATCGGTATCTAATGAATTTGCAGCACCTGTAATTGCATAATATGTTGTGTTACCATTCAAAGTACCAATAGCACCTGCAGCAACTGGGAAATCTGCCCCATCTCCTGTATCAACTACATTAAGTTGAATTTCTGCACCATTAGTAATACCATGTGGATAAGCAAATTGTAGTAATCCCAAGTCAAGGTTAACAACATAGTTGAATGAAGACTTAAGACTAATTACAGGTTCTGTAGAATATCCAGCACCAGGATCCTTAACTATAATACTATCCAATCTACCATTCTTCACTGTAGATTCTGCAATAGCACCACTACCACCACCTCCAGTGATAGAAACAACAGGTGCTTGAGTATATCCAGATCCTGGGTTAGTAATAGTAATACTTTCTAGAATACTCGTATTAATCAACTGAGCATTCAATGGGAATGTAATCTCAGGTCTAAGTGTATAGTCATGAGTATAATCATAACCAAAGTTGTTATTGTTTAACTTCTTAATCTTACCAACATTAGTACCTTTAGTAAAGATAGAAGCACCTGTGCCATATGGAGGAATAACAACTACTAAATCTGCTCCAGATCCACTCAATCCAGATCCAAGAATGCCAGGAATTGATTGTATATCAATATTTGCTGTAGTATATCCTTTACCTGGAGAAGTAACAGTTACCTCTACAATTTGACCTGGAGTTACATCACCTTCATCATCTGTAGTATCTTCTACTTTAATGGAAACATAACCACCTTCACCATCTCCAGCAATTGGTACTGAAATGTAATCTCCTGGTTGATATTCAGTTCCTGGCTCATTAATTTGCACCCTTTCAATTTTTCTACTTGATATAATACTAGTTACTGCAGGAAGTTTGGTATAGAATCCACCTGGATTAACAATTCTAACATCACCAATACTACCAACTGCTTTTATAGAACTTGTTTGATATGTTGTATTAACAGTTTCTGCAGAACCTTCTGGCTCACTACCTAACTTAAATCTACAAGTATTATCACCAGTAGTAATAGTACCTCCAGATGTAGAAGTTAATACAAATGTACCGATATATGGAGAAGGAACAATATCTAAGAAACTATTTGGATCAACTGGAGATTCTTCTCCTGTCCTAGATGGATCAAAATAGTAAGAAATATTAGTAACAATACCTTCATCAACTTTCAATTTTACAGAAGGTGTTGGTAATCCTTGACCAGTAACTCCTGGGGTACCAATTCTTTCTATAGAGTTGAAAGAATATTCAAGTTTGTTGAGACTATCTTTAGAGAATGAGATGTTTCCACCCAACATAGTAGAGTGACTAACATCAAAAATGTATTGATGTCCATAATATTGCTTCAATATTGGAGATTTAGCAAATATCTCAACATTACCAGGAATTGTAGCAGGACCAGCTACTGCTACAGCACCTAACTTATAAGTAAACTCTTTAATACCAATTACTGAATGAACTGTAAATGATCCATTGTATTCATCATAAACAGTAGCACCAACTTGAGTAGTTGGGTTTCCATCAACATATATGACATCTCCAGTATTTAAATAATGAGAATTATTTGTAATAACATAAACTTCATCACTATTTGAAACCGCAGTTACTTGTAGTATCTTTGTAAGATCTGCTATTAAATCAATTTTAACAACAGCAGTTAATCCAGTTATTTGGAGAGTAGAGTATTCTGCATTCCAACTAAGACTACTAGATGGAATTTCAATGACAGATCCAGGAATATATGGAGAAGTACCAGAAGTTTCTAAAATTCTAGCTTTATAAACTTCAGTGCCCCAAGGTTTAAATTTACCAAAGAGATTTAAGTTATTAGTGCCACCAATATCACTAGGAGCATCATAATTTGCTAAATTAACGTCAAATGTTCCTGGAGTAGTATCAGTAACAGCAAGGAATTGATATTGCTTAATTTCATTAATATCATTAACATTTGGTCCTATTACACCATAAGTATCTTGTTCATCAAACCTAATAGTAGTTAATTCACCAATATTAAGATCATTAGACCAATCATTATTATTAACTGCAACATAAATGTGCTTATTCAGTTTATCAACACCAGTAATATAACCACTATTAACAAATGAAGCACCATTCTTTAAATTGAGCTTAGCACCAATAGTTACTTGGAATTCCTGATTAATTGTTAATTTTTGAATATTATCAATCTTAATTGTGTCTACTTGATTAAAGTAATACCTATTTTTTACTTTTGCAGTAACTTGTACTTTTTGAGATCCTGGAGCAGGAATAGTAGCATTTCTAGATGACCAAACATCAGTAGAGTAAGTAATACTTCCAAGTGCATCAGTATGATTAGAATCTGCTTCATTATAATCCAAATTCTGAAGTCCACTATCACCTAACGCATATGTAACGTTACTTACAGTAGCGTTAGTGCCAAGAACAGGAACAATAGCAGTTCTTGTAAACTTAACTTGAGAATTGGTTTGTATTCCTTTATCTCCAAGTCTTGCAGCATCTGCATTCTTATCTACTTTTAAACCAAATCCTTTATAATCAATATAGTCATACTTAGTAATATTATTAGTAAACCAAGCAGTATCCACCCAAGTATGAGCAAAGGCAAGTATAGTTGCTGGAGGTAAACTTGCAAAATCTGATGGAGCTGTAGGAACTAATGGTCTATTTCTTATTCTAATGTTATCAATAAAGAATTGTCCTTGATACGCACTATTATAATCAGTTGCAGTTGCACCAAATCCTTCTTGGTTACCAAAGTATAGATTCTTATTACCCCATGCAGTATTTGTTATAGTTGCATTAATAACCAATACAGTATTAACATATACCTTAACTGAATTACCTTCTTTACTTAATGCTATATGCTGCCAAGAGTTGTCAGCATACATGTTAGTCTGAGATGATGATACTCCACTACCATTTTGCAACTGAGTTGCATTATTTGCAGTAACTAACTGCAATTCACCACTAGCAATATTATATCCTAACCACAATCCACCTGTTCCTTCCTGTGCTGTACCAATACCACATATAGTTTGATCTGCCTGAGATAATGTCTGTGAAGCAGTAGCATCCTTATAGATCATAAAATCTAAAGTCCAATTATCTGCTAGTGTATTTCCTAAATCGGATGCATCGATTCTTATAGCAGAATTAACCCATGAAGAGTTTAATCCAGATGGATTGTAACCATATATCTTAGCAACATTATCAGCATATGTTACAGAACTAGTTAATCCAACTGTATTTAAAGTATAACGACCACAAAGATCTACAGTTTCACTAGCAGCAAAATCAAATACACATTCATTTCTATTCCACTTAGTTTGTCCAAATACATAAACATCACCAGAATTATCTACCTCAAGAGCACCAGCAGTAAGACCTTCAATGTTATTATCAGTTGTATTAGTAATATCAAATGTATTTTGAGTATGATTTACAATTTCACCTTTATAATTAATTTTTATAGTACCTACTTTATTTTCACCACTAGTGATGTTTTCCTCAGTATATGCAATATTTAAATTACCAAAAATATCAATTGCAGACCTATTAACTACACTAACTTCTCTGGAAGGCATAAGATACCTATAACTCCAGATTAAATCGGAATCGATAGCAAATTTACCAACCCAAATACTATCTCTAGTAGTATCATCGCTCTTCAACCTTAAGGTTGAAGTTATATACAATTCATTATATTCATCAACTACAAGACTTGCATCTATTAATGAGTATACTGATTGCTCAATTTCTTTAACCCAATCAACAGTAATTAATGTAGTAGAAACACTTGCTTTACCTAAACCAAGTGTAATGTCATTTCCAGCAGCAATATCTGCTAGTTCCATTACATAATAGAGATTATCTCCATTTACTATCATATCAACAATCTTTTCAGATTTATCAGCAGATGATAGTTTTCTCTTATTAACAAATGTACCTGCAGTATCAACTACAGCAATAAAAGCATCATATGGGTTAGATGAGTTGGTATTAGTATAACCACCAAGAACAAAACGACTATCTGATAGTTTTACTATAGAAGTAACATGATCAGCCCTTGTAGATCCTGAAATACCAGAATATGTCTTTTGCCATGATAATATTGCACTTAAACCATCCTCTGCTTGTGTATACTTGGTTAAAACAACATCTGGATTATAAGCTTCTAATAAAGATCCATTTGGTCTATTATGACCAACTACCCAAACATTTAAACCATCGACAAGAAGTCTTTCAAATTCTAAACTAGTAGTGCCAGCAGCAGGTAAACTAGATTCTAAAGTCCTTTCCCACTCTTTAACACCTAACGCAGATATTTTGGCAATAAACCCTACAGTATCCCCTTGAGCATCTAAAGTTGATCCACAAAGGAAAGTTTCCTTACTAGCACTAACATGTATATCATTAATTTTAACATAATCGTTATTGTTGATTAATGTTGCATAGTAATCTGCTTTTTTGAAGACCTGTGGATGTGATGAAATAATTCTAGGATTATTAACATAACCAGATCCAGAATTAATAATATTGAATGTATCAATACTACCAACAGTAGTTAAAACTGCTTGTATTTCAGCATCTTCTCCATCACCATCAATAACAATTTCAGGTGGAATGTCTACATTATAACCACTACCTGTTTGTGTAACTGTAATCTCTTCTATACCCTTATATTGTCTCGCTTTATAAGTTTTGTTGGTATTATCCATTATAGGAGTATAGTCAACAAAGATTTCATCACCAGTAATAATATTATGAGGAAGAACTGTAGTTAAAATACCATAACTTATACCCTCAACACTTTCAAAGGTATATGACTGTACTTGTTCTCCAGTAATTTTAGAAATTCTAGCAGATATACCACTACCATCAGTATCTGTATTATCAAATACTAAAATATCATTAACCTGATAGTTTTTACCTGGATTTTCAATAATAAATCCACTAACAGATGCATCTTCAAATTTTTCAATAGTTTCAACTTCAATATCAACTTTTGAGTCAAATCTTACTTTAGGGAAGTAATCATACAATTGTAGAGGTGATTCCTCATACATTTGCTCTGGATCATCTATTTCTGCTTGTTCTATAACACCACTTCTATCTTCATCTTCGGGATCAAATAGAAGTATAAAACCATCTTCAGTTGTTATTGCATTAGAGGTTTCATTTGGTGTACGCTCTACATCAATATCAACATTTTCATATGGATCTCTATAACGAATAACTCCAGATGGAATATTCTGCTGAATAGCATCAGTAGATAAATTCCAACCATCTACAAGAGAATTATACCTATCACCAATAACATAAGGGAAAATTGGATTACCAACAGCAGTTGCATCAATAGTTACAAAATAGCAATATCTACCATCTGGAAAATCTGGAGTTTTACAGAATCTACCGTTATATTGGTCTAAATCACCACTACCAAAGTTATATTCATAATCTTCTACAAAATTACCTGCAATCTCAGAAGTTAATAAAGGACCATCAATTCTAACTGGAGTTGGATTGGATATCTCATTAAAGACTAAATTAGTCTTTAAAGCATAAGAAGATCTCATTCTAACAATATTAGAACCTAAATCGGTAGGATCTTCATATGAATAAGGTCCATATATGGGATTACCATCATATGCCCAACCAATAACAGGAGAATGCTCTAATTGACTTTCTTTTTCTGTAATACTACCATCAGCAGCACTAATTAAGTTATCACCAAGAATATACCTCAATCTTTGTGGATTAGAGATATGTGCATATTCACCACCATACTGAGTATTAAGACCCTCAAAAATAGCACCTTTTGCACTATCAGTATTAGTAGTTGCCTCAAGGTTATAAACCCATTGGAAAACATTAGGTGCAAATTTACCACCACTTCCAACAGAATCAAGAACAATAGTTGTTAAACCTTGTGTATAACCTATACCTCTATTAAGTATTTGAATACTTGTTACTTTACCAACGTTTTCTCCATCCAAATCAATAGTTGCTTTTGCAACTGCACCAAATCCATCTCCCAAAATAGTAACTTCTGGAGCAGTAGTATATCCAACACCACCAGAAATAATAGCAATTGAAATAATTCTACCATTACTTACAATTGGTTGTGCTACAGCACCTTCACCAGAACTAAGTGTAACTGTTGGTGCAGAAGTGTAACTACTTCCACCATTAGTAATATTAATACTCTTAACTGGACCTCTTACGGATGCATTACCTGTTGCTCCAGTACCTCCACCACCAACAATAGTAATAGATGGTTTAGAAGTATATCCAGTACCTCCATTATTAACAAGAATTCTTGAAACTGATCCTCTAGTAACAATTGCAGTAGCAGAAGCACCAGATCCACCTCCACCAACAATAGAAACAAGTGGAGAAGTAGTATAATCAGATCCACCAGTTAAAACTTCAATTTCAGTTAATGATCCATCAACTACAACTGCAGCAGATGCATCAGATCCACCACCACCAGCAATAGTAATTGTAGGAGGTCTTTCAGCATCATAATTTGAACCTGAATCGGTTATTGAAATAGATGTTACTGCACCAAATGTTTTCTTAACAGTTGATTTATATGATTGTACAGAAACACCATTAATCCAAGTACCAATAGATCCAGATTGAGTTAATGTCTTTGTAGATATAGTTTGAGTTGTTAAAGGGAATCTATTAAGTTTTCTCTGGTTACCTGGAAGAAGTGCTGATCCAACAAAAGGTCCAATATTGTAGTTAGGTATACCAGTAGAAGCAACATACACATAATCATTATTAAAGAATGTGTTTTGCACATTAGTGGTATAAAGTGAAATTATACTCTCAATAGCAGTATCAGTAGACTTACCTTTATTCAAGTCAACTGATATCAAAATATTACCTTGTGGTTCTACAACTGCTGTATTTGGAAGAACATATTGGAATACATTAGCAGAATCCCTTGAAGATACTAAAAATGTGCCATTATATAGTGTTGGGTTTGCACCGTAGATAGTAACCTGATCACCTACCAATAAACCATGATCATTACTACATGTTACTGTTGCAGACTGATTATTAACACCACCATAGGTTATACCAGTAACTTCAATTAATTTTTTAACGTTGTATAACCATCCTGTAAGTTGAGGAGCTTGTGTAGTACCACCTAGTTTAGAAACAGTAAGTTTATCTCCAGGAAGATAATATGATCCAGTATCTGATAAAGTGGTTTGTTGAGCATCAACAATACCAACAATATTCATTACAACTTCTTGTGGAGTATCTTTATTAAGATAAATCTTAAAATTGGACTTAACTATAGAAGCAGCATCCCAAGGTTTCGCAATTGTGCCAGATGATGCCCTAGTACACTCAATAAACTGGTTTAAAGACTTTTCTTTGTATCTTATTATCTCATCATTAGCAATTACAATCTCACCGTTTCTTTCTGGCCATCCAATAGTAGAGTCAACAGTAATAACGTCAGTTGTCTCTGTTAATCCTTCACCCAACTTTGTTTTGTAAGGAACAATGAAAGTTCCTTCAATAGTTTCTTCAGATAAGACCAATTCATAAATTTCAAGGTCCGAAGTCTTAATTGCAATGTAATTTTCTACAAGAGCACTAGCATCTTTAACATTTTCGTCTGCAATGTCCTCAAATTGCTGAACTAATGCATCTTTAATGTTTACTGGGTCACCACTCTCTAAAGTTGCCCTTAAAATCGTATTAATAGACCAAGTTGCACTAGAAGGTTTAATAATCTGATCTTTAGGGTAAGAAATCGAAACATCTTCACCATAAAGTAATTTAAATAGATATGCAACACTAAAAGAAGTACCTTTTGTTGAATAGAAGGTTTTTATGTTCTTAATAGCATTTCTAACGTCAATACTTGCATAATCTAGTTTTGGAACATCTGGTAAGTATTGTTCTGTATATTTGTCAAGTAATCTTTTAACAAATACTGCATCTAAGCAAGTAACAGCGTCATTTGTAGAATGTGTAGAAGCTGTAGTCTGTCCTGAAAATACAACGTCACCATTATTAGTATATGAGGTAATTCCACTAGCAGCTCTAGCACATCCTTCAAATCTACACTTCTCATATCCAGATCCACCATTTATTATTTCAAATCCAGTAACTTCACCTGTTCCTATTTCTACTGACGCTGTTGCTGAAGGTGGAGACTGAATAATAATTTTTGGAGGACTAGATTGACTATATCCATATCCAAATTCAGTTATATTAATATCTGTAATCTGTCCATTGAAAATTGCAGCAACAGCAGTTGCTCCTGATCCTCCAATAGAAGCACCAACATCATTAAGTCGATCATCAACAATATAAACTGATGGAACATCATCATAACCACTTCCACCACTCAATATCTCAATATCAATTAATCTACCATCTGCATCAACCTTAGTTTCTAAGATTTGTGCTCCAACTGGGTCAATAATTGCAATTCTAGGGGTGCTTGTATACCCCTGACCAGCATTAAGAGTAGTAATAGACTCTACTTCACCCTTATCGTTTAGTACTGCCTTAAAAGTTGCTATAATAGGGTCTTCACCTGTTGGTTCATCAACATAAACTACAGGGGCAGTAGTATATCCACTTCCACCACTTGTAACAGGCACTTCACCACTAAATGACCCACCAACCATAGTTGGAGTTCCTAGTGTTGCTCCACCTGGTTGTGCAAAGGTAACCCTTGGTATAAATGTATATCCGCTACCAGAATCTTCTACTACTATTTCAGATACTGAACCTTCTACTACTTTAGCACTAAGTTTTGCTGGTGTACCACCTGCTTTTGTTGGACTTTGTATATTTACCGTAGGTGGGTTACTTTCACTATAACCTTTACCGCCACCAAGTAACTGTGTGTTCTTAATACCGTTAATTAATGACCTAACTGCGGCATTAGAACCTTCTTTAGACTTAATACTGACTTTAGGTGCATATTCAAATCTATAATCAGATCCAGTCTTACTAATTTCAATACCTGTTACCGCACCTGCCTCATTAACACGAGAAAAACCAACCGCACCTGATCCAAAAGACGGAATTGGTGCTTCAATAGAAAATAATGCCAGTTTTCTTCCAACTAGAGGTATGAAATTGAAAGAAATTGTAGTTTCATCAAAAGTGAAATCAGTTTTTGGTGTTAATAGATTACCATCATAAATTGCAATAATATATTCATCAACTACTGCTCTATAAGGAACTCCTCCTCTATTAACATTAAAACTAGTTCTATTATCACCAAAATTATTAGAAATATCGTCTAACGCTAAAATAGAGTCTTCAGAAAAACCTTTTAAGTATGTAATATTTGTAGACTCAAATCCATCAGAGACTGTTTTAGCTCTAGGTGGAGTAGTGAAGTTAATATTGTTATTATCAAGAGTATAATCAACTCCACCTATCAAAACCTTGTTATAAAGTTTAACAATAAGGTGTTGTGGAGATGGTGGACTTACAGGACTATTTTGTGATAGTAATGGAAATGAGTTCTTGACACCATCAAAATCATTAATAGGATTAGAAAGACCAATCCACTTTATTTTTACCTGATCATAAGAAATACCTGGACTTAAAGCAACACTAGGAGAAGGAACTGCCTTCTCATAAAAAATTACCTCATTATTGATTAATATACTACCGTTTTTATCAAGAAAAGAGTCTACGTTTTCAACTGTTAATGTAGTAGAATCTACTGCAGCATCCTGTACAAGTTTTGTCGCTCCATCAAGAATATCAATGTTTAACTTATCAATATTCAGATATTGTAAGAAATCATTTAAGATATTCTGACCATATCCCGTTTTTTCTTGGGATTTATAGTAATATTCAAGTAATTTATTAAGAAGAGGGTGATTATCTTCAACAAACTGTGGTAACTGCTTGCTTACTACCTGAGAAACCTTATTTGTGGTCGTCATTTAACTTCTAAAAACAGGAGATGTTTGCCAAGTTGCCAGAATTGTTAATATCAGGAATATCAATAACAGTAGGGGTAATTTCAAAGTTTTCTGGCGTAAGACTATTTAGTGGGATAGTCGAAGGTAGATCAGTACCTAATGGAGAAACGGATATAGTTGGGACTATAACCTCAATTACGGTACCTGGATCTGGGGTGTATATGATAGATGGGTTGGATGGTATTGCTTGGACTGCAATCTGGAATACTTGACCAGTAACAACAACTGTAGTCTCGTCAATATTACCATTAACATCAATTACAGGAACATTTCCACCAGCACCAACGATATTAACTGGTCCAAAGCATATTTGACCAGTATTATAGTCAACTGTTCCTCCTTTTGGATTTGTAATGATTTTTCTAGTACCACTGATATAGAAAACCACTAAATTGCCAAATCCATCATCTTCAAAGTATTGATCTATAGCTGGTCTATCAGCAAGTCTAAATTTAGACGATTTGATGATAGGTTCTTTCTTACAACCGCTACTGTCAGTAGTTGTTGTAACAGTTGCTGTAATACCTTCAGTAATTTGGATATTTGGAGCACTATCTAGTAGAGGTGATCCAGTTGACACGCAATATGTATTGGAGGTATTACCAGTAGCAGTAATATACTGAACAATTGAAATTTGAGTAGAAGTATCAGTTACGTTTGGATCAGATTCAGTAACTGCCTTTTGGAACTTATTTAAACTGAAATTATTATTAAAGTTGTTAATTTCTTCCTGTTGTGCCCATTCAGTTATAGAATCTTGTATATTTGTTGAAATTGTAGATACATCTCTAGATGCAGTAGATGGATCATAGGTAGCAAAAACTCTAGGATAAACATATAGAGTATTAGTATCAACAATAACAGGTTCAATAGATGCCATAGCATATGTTTTAAGCTGTGACACTAATTGGAGCTTTGTAGCATCGTTTAGGGATGATCCAGTCCTAGTTTTTATAGCAATATAGACTTTTCCATAAACAGGAGGATTTAATTCATCTCCACCGTATGCAGCAACAGTTTTAGCATTTGAATATATCCTTTTTACGATAGTTTCATAATCTTGAATAGTTACTGCTCTATTTTGTGCTGCATAGTACCTAGGAGCATTAAATTTAATAGATTCAACAGTTTCTGCCTTCTCTCCTAATTGTGCCTTATCACCTACTGTGAGCGTTGCTACACTAGCACCATAGTTTACGGCATTACTGTCAAGAAACTTGCCTACAAAGGCAAATATACTAGTATCGTTGCCCTTAGCACCACTAGTAACAATATATTCAAAATCAATAACCTCACCATCTACCAGTTTCCTTCCAATAACTCCATCACCAAAGAAAACTTCAAATCTCTTATCTTCAGTTTCAGATAAGAAATATATTCTATCAGTACTCTTAACCTCAGTTATGTTCTCAACCAAATTATAACTATCAGAAGTAGTGCTACTTGCATTTGGACGCACTCTTATTGAAAGTGTTGTAGTATCAACATTTTCAGAAGGAATTATATATCTCTGCTTCGCAAAGTTATCTACAGTGTAAGAATAGTTTATAATACTACCTTCTTGTATCTTTACATTATGGAATCTTGCCTTTCCTGTAGTTTGATCAACTTCTACAGTAATTGGATCTAAGACATTCCACACTAAATTACCACCTGTAGCAGAAAGACCTTTTAAAAGAGTAATATTATTAGGATATGTTTCTGCAGTCTGTGTAGTTTGCACATCTAAGTGTACACAAGCTTTTGATGCAACAACAGACCTTGGACAATAATCTAATAATTTCGCAATATTAACAACGTTATCCCTAACCGTGGAAGAAGCGATAAATGCCTCATTCATGGACATATTTGCCATAAATGAAGAATAATATGTGTTATATGCTAACACATCAATCATATATGATAAACCTGCCCCTTCAAAATCATAATCTATGAACTCATCTCTAGTTCTTAGATACGTTTTGATAGAAGACTTAATATCTTCAAACCCAAGTGTTGTTAAATTATTTGGTAACATTAGGATGGTCTCGCTAATACAAACTGAATGGTCTCCGTTATTGGTAAACCAATAATATTATATTCCAAACTCACAGTAACGGAATTGTTATCATAATCAGGTATACATCTGAGACCCGTTACAGTAACTCGTTTTTCGTAGTTACTTATTGTGTTCCTGATCTCAACTTGCAATGAATCAATCATAAACGGATCTAAAGGCTCAAAAAGCATCTTATATACACTAGATCCAAATTTAGGATTAAATAATTTTTCGCCAGGAGCAGTTAAAACTATATTTCGTATAGATTGCTTTATAGATTCTTCATTAGTCACTGGTGATATGTCATTAGTAAAGGGGTTTTTAAGAATACTCATAGAGATATCCTTAAAAGCTCTAGACCTCTTTATATCAGTGCTAGTTATTGACTTTAACGCCATTTATAGAAAAAAGATCTATTATTCTTAGTTATTTATCGGGGTTTTCAATAAAAAAGGACTCCGAAGAGTCCTTTTGTCTATTTGCCTTGTCCACGAGGTCGTTTTGGTGCTTTATTACGAGATGAAGCAGCATATTTTGAATGTTTGCCTTTTCCTTGTCTCGTCTTTTTGGGTATAGCTTCTACATAGCTACCACCACTATTCCAAGCGACTTTCATTGCCATAATTTAAACTCCGATAAAAACATTAGGTGATCCTGTTGCAATCTTTGATAGACATGGAGGTCCGAGTGGATCACCCACTCTACACGCTCGTCTAGCATTGATGAACACGGTTTTGGTTGTTGCAAACGCTTTTCTAATATGAGCACCGCCACCAGCAATATCTTCCACACAAAGAGTTTGTGTTGGACATGTTAGAGGTGGAGGTGGATATTTACATCCTGCTCGTATTACAATTTGTGTGCATGTTGGAGGGTGATTAGTTAAAAGATCTTGATCGACAATAGGAAAATTGCCGTTGATAATAACATTACCCACGATTTGCATCACATTGAGAGGCGTTTGCGGAAATGGAGGCCATATATTAGTGGAATCCATTGTTGCGATGGATTTTTTGGGTGCAGTTTTGCACGTTCCACCGCAACTTACTGTAGCATGGACATTAGCTGGAATGCAACGTCCATGTCCACTATCACTTCCTATAAAAACTGCTGCTGATAATCCTGCCATTAGAA